AGAATAACCGCGCCCATGGTTAACATCGAACCTACAGCGGGGCCTGCTGTGCCTTACAACACGGACCCCGAGGAAGCCAAAACCTTCCACGACACACTAGCTGTGGCGGCAAACACTGCTGACCTATTAAAAGAGCTAGGTGCTCCGATGGAGACAGAAAAAGACGACATAGATAAAGTCGTCAACCTCCTTAAAGCCAGCGAACGACATAAAGCCCCAGTAGCTTTGCGAGACTCCGGTACCGCCAGCGCCGCCGCTTTGTTCTTAAAGTCATATGCCAATAAAGTAGCTGCCGATGCAGCTGAGATACGCAGTGCGATCACGGCAAAACTGATGGAGATTGCGAACTGCGGCGACCCACGCTATGAGCTAAAAGCTCTGGAACTGCTAGGCAAACACAGCGATATTGGTCTGTTCACTGAGCGCAGCGAGATAACGATCAACCACAAGACATCCGACGACCTAGAAGCAGCTATTAAAGAACGAGTAAAGCGGCTGCTCAATGCGACCACCGTGGATGTGACCCCCGTAATAGATAATCTTGATGAAGAACTCGGCGTGATAGACGACGAGCCGCGTGCGTTGCTAGACGAGATAGGCGGAAAAGCCGACGAGGGGGACGATGACGACACCCACCCTCAATAATCTAAGCCTAAAAGACATACCTAGTATCCTCCCGCTGCTTAGTCAGTCGGAGCAAAGGCAGCTGCTGCTTGAGCTAGAGACGCTAGCAGAGCTAAAGAGGAAGGAAGGCGCGCAGAAATACTTCATGAACTTTGTTCAGGAGGTGTGGCCGACGTTTATTGTGGGGCGGCATCACCGCAGGATGGCAGAAGCTTTCGAAAGGGTGGCAAATGGGACTTGTAAACGTCTTATTATTAATATGCCTCCTCGCCATACTAAGTCCGAATTTGCTTCTTATCTTCTCCCTGCTTGGTTTTTAGGGAAATTTCCGCATAAAAAGGTCATTCAGACCTCGCATACTGCTGAACTAGCGGTGGGTTTTGGTCGAAAAGTCCGAAATTTGGTGGATTCCGAGGTCTATCAGCGCATTTTCCCGGGTGTAGGACTGCAAACTGACTCTAAAGCAGCCGGTCGATGGAACACAAACAAGGCTGGTGACTACTTCGCTATCGGTGTGGGGGGTGCCGTGACCGGTAAAGGTGCGGATATCCTGATAATTGACGACCCGCACAGCGAACAAGAGGCTGCATTAGCGCAGGTGAACCCCGAGATTTACGATAAAGTCTACGAGTGGTACACATCCGGTCCACGTCAGCGTCTACAACCCGGTGGAGCTATCGTCATAGTGATGACTCGGTGGTCTTTGCGTGATCTGACGGGGCAAGTTATCAAATCTTCAGCCGCACGCGGCGGAGATGAGTGGGAAGTCATCGAATTTCCCGCATTATTGCCATCTGGCAACCCACTTTGGCCTGAATTCTGGTCTCTCTCGGAGCTGGAAGCACTAAAGACGGAACTGCCGAACGCAAAGTGGATGGCTCAGTACCAGCAACAGCCCACATCCGACAGTGCGGCTATTGTTAAGCGTGAGTGGTGGAGGGTCTGGGAGGGTGAGGACCCGCCTGCGTGTGACTTTATCCTGCAAACATGGGATACGGCGCACGAGAAGAACACCCGGGCTGACTTTAGTGCCTGTACGACGTGGGGAGTCTGGTACAACCCCGAGGACAACGACCAGCCTAACCTGATACTACTGAATTCTTACAAAGAGCGGCTGGAGTGGGTGGAGCTCAAGAAGCGCGCCTTCGAGCACTACAAGGAGTGGGAGCCCGACAACATCCTGATAGAGAAAAAAGCCACGGGTGGGCCGCTGATATATGAGTTCAGGGCCATGGGCATACCTGCCATGGAGTTTTCTCCCGGCAAGGGGCAGGACAAGATAAGTAGGCTAAATGCCGTCTCAGACATCATAGCTTCAGGTAAGGTGTGGGTACCCGAGACGCGGTGGGCCGAGGAGCTGGTGGACGAGATAGCGTCATTCCCCAGTGGTGAGCATGACGACTTAGTTGACGCGACCACACTGGCGCTTATGAGGTTTAGACAAGGTGGGTTCATACGCCTGCCTAGCGACGAGCCGGACGAGATCAAGTGGTTCAAGTCGCACAGACGCGAAGCATATTATTAAGGATAGATCATGGCAATCGACAAAGCACTATATGAAGCACCTCAAGGACTGGGCGTGGAGGAGATGGAGCCCGACCTAGAGATAGAGATCGAAGACCCGGAGTCAGTGACTATCGGCATGGATGGTCTGGAGGTTGAGATCACGCCGGACGACGAGGAGGATGACTTTGATGCCAACCTCGCTGAAGAGATGGATGAGCAGGAGCTGGCGATACTTGCTGGTGAGTTAATAAGTGACATTGAGGATGACCTGTCGTCCCGCAAGGACTGGGTGCAGACTTATGTTGATGGCCTTGACCTACTGGGGATGAAACTTGAAGAGAGAACGGAGCCGTGGGCGGGAGCTTGTGGAGTCGTACATCCGCTTATGTCGGAAGCTTTGGTTAAGTTCCAGTCCGAGACCATCATGGAAACTTTTCCGGCGGCTGGTCCTGTCAAAACTAAGATCATCGGAAAAGAGACTCCGGAGAAAAAAGACGCTTCAGAGCGTGTACAGGCAGATATGAATTATCGCCTGACGGAGCAGATGCCTGAGTTCCGTCCAGAGCATGAGCGCATGTTGTGGGGCTTGGGTCTGTCAGGTAACGCATTTAAGAAGGTCTACTATGACCCGGCACTGGGTCGTCAGGTGTCTATATTTGTCCCGGCTGAAGACTTGATCGTGCCGTACGGCGCGAGTTCTCTGCGCACGGCGGAGCGTGTCACACATGTGATGCGCAAGACCGAGAACGAGATGAGGAAGCTGCAGGTCGATGGCTTCTATAGAGACATTGATCTGGGGGAGCCGCAGAATATTCTCGACGACATCGAGAAGAAGATCGCTGAGAAGCTGGGCTTTAGAGCAACCATAGACAGTCGCTACAGACTGTATGAAGTGCAGGTAGAGTTAGACCTGCCGGGGTATGAGGACAAGGATGAGGACGGAGAACCAACGGGGATCGCACTCCCATACATCGTCACAGTTGAAAAAACCAGCCAAAAAATCCTTGCCGTCCGCCGCAACTGGCGGCCAGAAGACAAGCTCAAAAACAAGCGCAACCACTTCGTCCACTACGGCTACGTCCCGGGGTTCGGCTTCTACTGCTTCGGACTCATTCATCTTATCGGAGCTTTTGCAAAGTCGGGCACATCCATTCTGCGTCAACTGGTTGATGCAGGCACCCTCTCCAACCTTCCGGGTGGGCTTAAGTCTAGAGGACTGCGCATCAAGGGAGACGACACACCCATCACTCCCGGCGAATTTAGAGATGTCGATGTCCCGAGTGGAAGCATTAGGGACAACATTCTCCCTCTCCCCTACAAAGAACCCAGTCAAGTCCTAGCAGGCTTGATGAACCAGATCATCGAGGAAGGCCGTCGCTTCGCCTCTGCTGCGGATATGAAGGTCAGCGACATGTCGGCGCAGGCACCTGTGGGCACCACGCTGGCTATTCTGGAGCGCACACTTAAAGTGATGTCGGCTGTTCAGGCCCGCATCCACTACTCGATGCAAGAGGAGTTCAGGCTCCTCAAAGACATCATCCGTGACTACACCTCACCTGACTATGACTACGAGCCCTTCGAAGGCCGCCCGTCAGTAAAGCAGGAAGACTACGACCAAGTAGACGTCATACCGGTCAGTGACCCTAACGCTGCGACCATGAGTCAAAAAGTGGTGCAGTATCAAGCTGCACTGCAACTGGCACAAACGGCTCCGCAACTGTATGACCTGCCATATCTGCACCGTCAGATGTTAGACGTGCTGGGCATTAAGAACGCAGCTAAGCTGGTGCCGCTGCCAGATGACCAGAAGCCACGTGACCCCATCACGGAGAACATGAACCTGCTAAAAGGCAAACCGCTCAAAGCGTTTATGTTCCAAGACCATCAGGCGCACATCATGGTCCACCAAGCTGCGGTGCAAGACCCCAAGATACAGGCGCTACTGGCACAGAACCCCAACGCACAGGAATCGCAGAGCACCTAGGCTTTGAGTACAAGCGTCAGATGCAGGAGATGATGGGCATCGACATCCCCGACTACGAGGACGACAACGAGATGGCCATACCTGCTGGCATGGAGAACCGCATCGCTCAGGCTGCAGCTCAAGCGTCGCAGGTCCTGCTACAGCAACATCAGATGGAAGCAAAGAACCAGCAAGTGCAAGAACAGCTGCAAGACCCTGTGGTCCAGATGCAGATGCAAGAGCTGGCCATCAAGCAAGCAGAACAGCAACGCAAGGCACAGAAGGACGCCATCGACGCACAGCTCAAGCAAGAGCAGATGGAGATCGAGCGTCAGCGCATCGAGTCGCAAGAGCAGATCGCTGGTGCAAACCTCGCTATGAAGCACATCACAGACAAGGAACGACTGGATGCAGAGCAAGAGCGCGAGGGCTTCCGTGCAGGTATACAGGTGCTGCAGAAACGTCAAGAACCTAAACCTACGCCACCGACCAAGAAAGGTGAATGATGGACAAAGTCATCGAAGTTGTACTGATAGAGCTGCGCTCCAGACGACAGCAGCTCTCAGAGGCTGTGTCACAAAACAACGCCAAGACTATCGAGGACTATAGATATATGTGTGGTGAAATCCGAGGTCTCACCACCGTAGAGATGTACCTTTTAGACCTCGCTAAAAATATGGAGTCATTTGATGAGTGAAATCCTAATCGGCTCAAACCCCGATTCGCTGGATGCAACAACCTTACCCGAGACAGCTGAAGAGAAAGGTAAACAGCTGCCAGAGCCTACGGGGTATCACATCCTCGTAGCGCTACCTGAAGTTGAAGGTACCTACGACAGCGGCCTAGTAAAAGCTGACCAAACCATGCACTACGAACAAGTGCTGGCTACTGTGTTTTTTGTAGTCAAGCTCGGTCCAGACGCATACACGGACAAAGCTAGGTTCCCGAACGGCCCATGGTGCAAGCAGGGTGACTTTATTCTTGCCCGCCCTAACAGTGGCACCCGCCTAAAAATTCATGGCCGGGAATTCCGTTTGATTAATGACGATTCTGTCGAAGCGGTCGTAGACGATCCGCGTGGCATCTCTCGTGCGTAAGGAGTATCAACATGGCTAAAGCTGGTATGGACGAATATAAGTTCCCCGATGAGGTCGAGGACAAAGAGCCGGAGCTCAAAGTCGAGCTGCCGGAGGATGATTTCAGTATTGAAATTGAGGATGACACCCCACCCGAGGACAGAGGCAAAACGCCGATGCCGGAGGCTATTGTTAACGAAGTGGAACAAGACGAGCTTGAGGAATATTCTGACAAAGCCAAGGAACGGCTAAAGCAGCTCAAGAAAGTCTGGCACGACGAGCGCCGTGAGAAAGAGCGGGCTCTGCGGGAGCAGCAGGAAGCCCTGCGTGTCGCTCAGCAAATGTTAGCAGAAAATAAACGCCTTAAGGAAACTCTTACAAAAGGCGAGCAGGACTACATCTCTACGATGCAGTACGCGGCTGACCGCGACCTAGAGATGGCAAAAGAGAAACTAAAGAAGGCTCAGGAAAGCTACGACCAAGATCAGGTGATCGAGGCTCAGCAGGAGATGTTTGAGGCTACGCTCCGTAAGGACAAGGCTAAGAACTTTAAGCCCTCTTTACAAACGCAAGAAACTGAGGTACAACTGCCGCAAAATCAGGGCCAGTCTCAAGCGGCAGCCCCTGACCCCAGATATGCAGCATGGGTTTCACGCAACGAGTCATGGTTCCAAAAAGACCCTGAGATGACTAACGCGGCGTACGGACTCCATGAAAAATTAGCTCAACAGTACGGCCAACAATATATTGGTACTGATGAGTACTACCAGCGGATAGATAACACTATTCGCAAACGTTTTCCTGAGGCGTTTACAAACAACGCCGCAGCAGATGAAGAACCTGCTGACTCCAAACCTCAGCGCCGGGCGAGCACCGTTGTAGCTTCTGCCAAGCGAAGCACTGCTCCGAAGAGTATTAAGCTGACAGCGACCCAAGTAGCGCTGGCGAAGAGGCTCAAACTAACACCGGAACAGTACGCTAAAGAACTTCTTAAACTGGAGAATCGCAATGGCTGATAAAGACAACCGCCTCACCCGTGAGCTTGAATCCCGTGCAGCGCAGGAACGCCCTCGGCAGTGGGCCCCTGCAGAACTTCTGCCGGAGCCGGATAAACAACCCGGTTTTAACTATAGGTGGATTCGCGTAGCGACGCTGAACCAAAATGATCCCCGCAATATCTCCGCAAAACTGCGTGAGGGCTGGGAGCCGGTGAAGCTGTCGGAGCAACCACGCTTTCAACTGCTAGTCGATCCGAATAGTCGCTTTAAGGACAACATCGAGATCGGCGGGTTGTTGCTGTGCAAGACGCCATCTGAGTTTGTTGAGCAGCGAACTGAACACTACCGCAAGCAAACTGAAGCTCAGACGTTAGCAGTAGACAACAGCCTAATGCGTGAGAATGACCCTCGCATGCCTTTGTTTAACGAGCGGAAGTCTTCCACATCGTTCGGCAAGGGTAGGTAAATTTTTAACTTTGGAGCTTAACTATGGCATATCCTACCGTTGACAAGCCTTACGGCTTGAAGCCGATCAATCTGATCGGTGGTCAGCCTTATGCCGGTTCCACTCGCCTCATGAAGATTGCTTCTGGTTACAACACCAGCATCTACTACGGCGACGTGGTAAAGCGTGTTTCGAACGGTACCATTGAGAAAGACACTGGCACCTCGACCGCTACACCGGTTGGCATTTTCCTAGGCTGCACCTACACCAGCGCCGTTACTGGCCAGAAGCTGTTTGCCCAGTACTTCCCCGCTGGCACTGTAGCTTCGGACATTCAGGCATACGTGGTCGATGACCCTGATGTTCTGTTCAAAGTAGCTACCGTTTCGTCTGGCACCACTGTGGCTTTCTATGGCCCAGAGCTGGTCGGTGAGAACGCTGTTCTGGTTCAGAATGCTGGCTCGAACACCACTGGTGACTCGGCTGTTGGTATCTTCGGTGGCAACACTGCAACTACCGCGTCGTTCCCGGTTCGTATCGTTGACTTGATTCCTGACACCTCCAATAGCGCTAACGGCTACTGCGAGTATGTCTGTAAGTTCAATGCCCCGTACGTAACGATTGCTGTCAATCTGGCTGGCGCTAATACCGCTACTGTCACTGGCGGCCATCAGTACCTCAACCCGACAGGCGTATAAGGAGTCTGACAAATGGCTATTTCACGTGCACAACTACTGAAAGAGCTGCTGCCCGGCCTGAACGCCCTGTTTGGTCTGGAGTACGCACGCTACGGCGAAGAACACAAGGAAATCTACGAGACCGAGACTTCCGAGCGTTCGTTCGAAGAAGAGACCAAGCTGTCTGGCTTCTCAGCAGCTCCGGTCAAAAATGAAGGTTCTGCAATCGCGTACGACAATGCGCAGGAAGCATGGACCGCTCGATACAACCACGAAACCATCGCACTGGGTTTCTCGCTGACCGAAGAGGCCATCGAAGATAACCTGTATGACAGCCTGTCGGCTCGTTATACCAAGGCGCTGGCTCGTGCTATGGCCTATACCAAGCAGGTTAAGGCTGCCAACGTCCTGAACAACGGCTTCTCGTCTACTTACCCCGGTGGTGACGGTGTTGCTCTGTTCTCGTCGGCACACCCGCTGGTGTCTGGTGGTACCAACAGCAACATCCCTTCTACCCCTGCTGACCTGAACGAGACTTCTTTGGAAGCCGCCGTTATCCAGATCGCAGCATGGACGGATGAACGTGGCCTGCTGATCGCAGCTAAGCCTCGCAAGCTGGTTGTCCCGCCTGCCCTTCAGTTCGTTGCGACTCGTCTGCTGGAAACCGAACTGCGCGTCGGTACCAACGACAACGACATCAACGCACTGAAGAACAACGGCTCGATCCCTGAGGGCTACACGATCAATCACTTCCTGACCGACAGCAATGCTTGGTATCTGACTACCGACGTTCCTAACGGCATGAAGCACTTTGTTCGTACCCCGCTGGCTCAGTCAATGGATGGTGATTTTGAAACTGGCAACGTAAGATATAAGGCTCGTGAGCGTTACAGTTTCGGCTGGTCTGACCCGCTTTCCATGTATGGAAGCGCCGGGGCATAACAAAAAACCCAGTATTTATGCGGGTTTCAGGGGAGCTTTGGCTCCCCTTTTATTTTTCTTGCGTTATAGATTTGGCCTGTGGTACATTACCTGTTACTAAGTCCAACAGGAGGGTATATGGAAACCACAAACTTACCTAAAACTCGCAAAGAAGCGCAGGAAACCGGCAGTAAGTATTACTTCACAGGGGGACCCTGCAAGCATGGGCACATAGCCCCGCGTAAGACCAAAGGTGCGTGTATAGAGTGCTTAAAGGTGGAATGGCAGCAAAGCGCTGAGAAGCGTGCCGAGTACTTTAAGCAGTACAACCAACGAGAAGAAATAAAAGATCAAAAACACGAGTGGTATCAAAAAAATAAAAGTAAAGTTATTGCTGCTGCACAAACAAGACCGGCAGAACAATTACGTGCATATAGGAATGCGTGGAAAGAAAATAACAAAACGCAAGTTCGTGCTGATACTAAAGCACGTCGGCGTAAACATAGAGATGCCACACCAAAGTGGTTGTCCCGCAAACAAAAGTCTGAAATTCGTCAACTTTATCAAATTGCAATAACTATGACGCAAACAACTGGGGAGCAGTACGTCGTAGACCATATTGTTCCTTTACGAGCTGATACAGTCTGTGGCCTCCACGTGCCATGGAACTTGCGGGTAATCACGCAGGAGGAAAACCTAAAAAAGTCAAACAAGCTGCTTGACACCACACCCACCACCTAGTATAAAACCCATAAATCCGGGTGTATCCGGTGCGTCGAACAGTCCCGGCTGACTTCATGCAGATCGACGTACCTAACCGCATGAGGGAAAATCTAATGCCTATTTCTACTACCCAAAGTATTTGGCGCTCGGGCGGCGGCGACACGACCCGTCAAGCTTATTGCGGCTCCGGTGTTATGGCCGCTGGCTTCTACGTTGCTAACGCAGCTGTGTCTGGTAACGTCGTTGTTGCATCTGGCTCCACTACCCCCCTTATTCTGCCTGCTAACGCTGTTGTTACGTCTGTCGTTATTACGACTCCGCTGGATTCTGGTTCGATCAATGTCGGCTACCAGACCGTGACTGGCGGCGCTTCTAGCGCAAACTTCTACGTTTCGGCGCTGGCTGCTACCTCGGCTAAGACCATCACTCCCGGCGCAACCGGTGCAGGTACGGGTGTTGGCACAACGGCAAACGCTTCGGTGAACTTCACCATCACTACTGAGAGTGCAAGCTCGGCTGTGGGCGACGTCGGCGGCTACATCACTTACTACGTCACTGATTACCTGTTCGGCCAGCAGAACGTCTAATAGGAGGTCGTCATGACCATGCAAACAGACGTTAAGGCTAAAAGCCTTGGATCGACAGGTTTAGTGTATGAAGGTCGCACTCGGGTCAAAGGCTTAATTATTGGCGCGAGTGCTAGTGCGGGAAACGTGACGTTGGCTGATGGTGGCGTAAACGTATTTGCCATTCAGACGGTTGCAAACGGAGAAACTTTCAACGCGCTTATTCCGGGCGAGGGAGTTCTTTTTTCAACTAACGTATCCGCGACGTTGCTTAACACAACTGTTACGGTGTTCTATGGCTAAAAGTCCAGCATGGCAACGCAAGGAAGGCAAGAACCCCAAGGGTGGACTCAACGCCAAAGGGCGAGCCTCCTACAACGCGGCGAACCCCGGCAAACCGGGCCTCAAAGCTCCTCAACCAGAGGGCGGCCCTCGCCGGGATTCCTTCTGCGCCCGCATGAAGGGTATGAAGAAAAAGCTGACCTCAGCCAAAACTGCCAACGACCCGAACAGCCGTATTAATAAGTCTTTGAGGGCATGGAAATGCTGAAGTACGAGAACATGGACGATACGACAAAACACATACTGGATGCTATGTCCGTCGTCACAGTCGTGGGGACGATAATACAAATGCTGCCATCTATAGCCGCGCTGTTCACTATTGTGTGGACAGGTATTCGTATTTACGAGACAGATACTGTCCAGAAGCTTCTGGGTAAGGGGAACAAAGATGGCGGTGACTAAAGAAGACGTCGAGCAGGCGAAGCAAGACGAGAAAAACCGTAAAAACCAAGAGCGGATGGAAAAAGAAACTTACGGTAAACCCGTGACTGCTCCTTCTACATCCCCCGTTAAAAAGGCCAAAGGCGGCTCCGTCTCGTCTCGTGCTGACGGCTGCGCAATGCGCGGCAAAACTCGTGGAAAGATGGTGTAAGTATGTACACGGGCGACTCCGTATCGCAGGCTGAGCATCGTGCTGCACAGCAGAAAAAGTCTGCTGCCCCGGCTTTGGGTGCGGCGGAGATTGCTGAGCTCACTAAAACCTACGATGCCCGGGTCAAAGAGTTTAATGCGCAAATAACCCAGCGTCTTAACGAACTCAACAAAAACTTCACCGCAAACCGCAAACAGACGCAGACGGATTTAAATGCGGAACTTGCACGTATGCGCGCTGAGCATGCGCAGGCAGTAAAGAACGAAGACGCTGAACTGCGTGGTATCAAGGATCGGGCGGAAAGAACCGCACGGCAGAAGGACATAAACGCTGAGCGCCTTGCTAGGACTAACGCTATAAACAGCTTCCAGCAAAAAGAAATACCTGCGCGTCTCAAGGCTTTGGACAACGAAGTTATACAGGCTCGCAAAGATATAAACACGGAAAAAACGACCGTGTTAAAAGACCTCGCTACTGCGTTCAACGACACCAAAGCGTACATACCCGTTGCTCTGGGTAGGGGCGACTCGCCTAGCCTAGAGTTAATGACGGCAGCGCAGCGGCAAGAGATACAGAAAAAACAGGCTGCAGAAGCACAAGCAGCGGCAACGGCTAGAGCGCAAGCAGAGGCGCAAGCCAAAGCGCAGGCGGATGCAGCAAAGCAGGCTCAAATGCAGGAGTTTGCAAACCAAACTATGCAGCAGGCTCAACAGCGTAAGAGTCAAAACTACGCTCAGATGTACAACCTGTTGACACAAAATATGCCGATACCGGTTGGCTATAACCAACCAGCCACAAGCCGTCAAGCACAGACGACGATGATCGGTGCAGGCGGGGACGATCAGATGGGCAGGCAGATGTCGCCAGCTCAGATAGCGCAAATGGCTACTATGCGACGTGGTTCGCCGGGGATTATGCCGCAGGGCACCCCGCTACCTCCTGAGATGATGCAACAGATGGCACAGCAGCAAGCTTCAAGACAAGCAGCGCAGCAGCAAGTAGCACAAGAAGCCCCGCAAGCGCCTCAGCCAGCTAAACGTGGTGGCATTATGAGGGGGTTGTGATGCCAGCGGTGTCGAAGAAGCAAGAACGGTTTATGCAGGCGGTGGCCCACAACCCTGCGTTTGCCAAGAAAGTTGGAGTGTCGCAGAAGGTGGGTAAGGAATTCACTAAATCAGGAGGCGGTATGGCTGAGTCAAAGAAGATGGTCGGTAAAGAGATAGCGTTCATGAAGAAAAAGGGCGCTCCAAAGTCCATGGTTAAACATGAGGAAGCTGAGATGAAAGGTATGAAAAAAGGCGGTATGGCTAAGTATGCCAAGGGCGGCATGGTCGGTGCTTCAAAGATGGGCGCGGTTAAGACTGCAGCTCCTAGCCGTGACGGTGTTGCTACTAAGGGTAAGACCAAAGGCACCATGATTAAGATGGCCGGTGCTAAAGGTATGAAGTACGGCGGTAAGTGCTGACATGATGCCCTCACGTGGCATGGGTGCCATAAACCCTTCTAAAATGCCCGGCGGGAAGAAGAAAGCCCGTCGGGATGACACTGACTTTACTCAGTATAAAGAGGGCGGTAAGGTATCCAAGGTCAACGAGGCTGGCAACTACACCAAGCCCGGTATGAGGAAAGCTCTGTTTAATCAGATCAAGAACTCAGCTACGCAAGGTACAGCTGCCGGACAGTGGAGTGCTAGGAAAGCACAGCTGCTAGCAAAGAAGTACAAGGAAAAGGGCGGAAAGTACCGTGACTAAGCCTTGTAAATACTGCGGGCAAGAAAAGGATGATGACGCCTTTTATCGTTTTTATGACCGTTGGGCGGATAAGCATTATCTTAGTTCACGGTGTAAACCATGTCATCAGTCGTATAAAAAACTTAACCCCAATACACCGCGAAACCGAAAGGCGGAAAAACTTCAGCTTAGGTACGGCCTAACATATGAAGATTGGGAACGTATTCGTGAAGCCGAAGATTTTGCATGTATGATTTGCGGTATTACTGAGGTTGAGTTAGGACGAAAACTGGACGTTGACCATTGCCACGATTCAGGTAAAGTTCGTGGTGTTTTATGTAACCCATGCAATACAGTTCTAGGACATGCAAGGGACAACGTAGCGATACTTGAGGCTGCAACGGCGTATTTAAAAGAAAATGCCAACGGATATAAGGAGCGCACATGAAAGCTCCCCAGCAAAGCTTGAAGGCATGGACTGACCAGAAGTGGCGGACTAAGTCTGGCAAGCCATCGTCAAAGACTGGTGAGCGGTACCTGCCGGAGAAGGCGATTAAGGCGTTGAGCCCAGCTGAGTATGCAGCTACGACAAAGGCAAAACGCGCTGGCAAAGCTGCCGGGAAGCAGTTCGTTAAGCAGCCGAAGGGCATCGCAAAGAAGACGGCGGGGTTTAGATAATGGCTGACGGTGAAAAGGTTGCTGACCCGTGGGGAACCTTGGTGCAACGCATCAAGGAGAGAGAAGCTGATAAAGCAGAAGCCGCTGCCGCACAAAAAGAAGCTATTGCCCAGCATAAGCAACGAGTAAAAGAGGAATTAGCCAGAATAAGGGCTGAACGAAAAGCGGGTGGCGGTTCTGGTGGGTCGCGTGAGGATAGACGCGAAGCGCAGCTAGGCGCAGACCTTGACCCGAAAGCAATGATGAAAAAAGAAGGTTACAAAGCAGGCGGCAAAGTTAAATCGGCATCAGCACGGGCTGATGGCTGTGCAATAAGAGGCAAGACGAGAGCTTAAATGGCCTACACAAGCGATACGTACAACTTTAACCCTGACCTCAACGAACTGTTTGAAGAGGCATTTGAGCGTTGTGGCTTAGAGCTGCGCTCGGGTTATGACTTCCGTACGGCGCGGCGTAGCCTGAATTTCTTGCTGGCGGAATGGGGCAACCGGGGTATCAACCTGTGGACTATTGAGCAGGGCGAGATACCACTTATTCAAGGGCAAGTGACTTATGATCTTCCTGCCAATACAGTTGATCTTGTTGAGCATGTTATTCGTACTAATGCTGGACAGGGCCCTAACCAGACCGATCTGAACATCACGCGGATTAGTGTATCAACTTACTCTACTATCCCTAACAAGCTTACACAGGGTCGTCCTATTCAAGTATGGGTAAACCGTCAGTCAGGGCAAAAGGTGGGGTCGAACACTGCTACGCCTAGCTACCCGCAGATTAATGTCTGGCCTGCGCCCGATCAGGGCTCAGCTGAAGTGCCCTACTATTACTTTAAGTACTGGCGCATGCGCCGTATTTTTGACGCTGGTAGTGGTACAAACGTGGTAGATATTCCGTTTCGTTTCTACAACGCTATGGTGGCTGGACTGTCGTTCATGCTGGCGGTTAAGCGCCCTGAGGTAGACCCGATGCGCGTGCAGGCACTGAAGATGATGTATGACGAAGCGTGGGACTTGGCGTCTGGTGAGGATAGGGAAAAGGCGGCAGATCGGTTTGTTCCTCGTGAGTCGTTTATTTAACCATGAGTAACAGGTTTGCTAGTGGTAAGAATGCGATCTCGGAGTGTGATCGTTGCGGGTTTAGATATAAGCTAAAGGAATTACGGAAGCTTACGATCAAGACCAAG